CACCGCTCCACCGGCAAAATTACCGGAAACTAAGCCTGAGCTTAGGAATTACTTTCTCCCCATGACCCTACGGTCATGGGGACTAGAGTAATTCCCTCCTGGAACCGGGTGAAAGAAAACCCGGCCTCAGAAGGGACTCGTACCTCCAAGGGTATGGGAACCCATGGATTCCTAATGCGATAGAGCATTGCTGCTTTACTCGCACTAGGGTCCTTCCAGTAGCGTTTTACTGGTACTCTTCGCAACCGGTAGAACCAGAAGCCTTCCCAACCACAGGACAGCTGACCTGAAGTTGAGGGGTCCCTGGGACCGATGAGCCCTCCATCCTCCGGGGCTCCACGAGGGATGCGAATCCTTCGTAGAAGCTTTGGTAGGCGTTTTTCAACAAGAAGGGCAAGCCGGCCAAACAGACCACTAATAGGACCACGATCGCGAAGATCGTGAGCCATTTTAGTGAATCCGTTAGCCATTGCAAAAACATCGCCAACATCAGTTGGTACCTTCGTCAGAAAGAGAGGACGGACGAGCTCGCCACGATAGTAGTCTTTACCGCAACTTTCCCTAAAAGGTCCACTCACAAATGTCTTATTGACATTCGGGAGAAAACCAGCAAAGGAAAGGGCCTCGATCAGTGTCGGGGCTACAACGGATGGGACTATAATATCGTCACCATAGACACAGAAATTCAATCTCGGAAAGAGATCGACTCCGTGTCTTGCTGCTACTCCAACACACAGCGAAGCAAAGATCAGGGATTCAAGTTCAAAAGTGAACCCATTTCCCATCGAACTAAACTTCGCATAGTGATGGTACTTGCCGTCCACATAGCCGACTTTAGATCGGACCAGGTCTAGGTAGCGGTACCATAAAGGAGGAAGCAGGTCTTGAACCAGTTCGCGACACATTGTGTCGCTAGCTGAGGACAAGTCAATGGTGGCCAGATCGTCAAACAGAGAACCTGAATAAGCCAAACGCTGATTAGGCATCTGATCATCCAGGTCAATACCGACCTTCTTGAGCCTTTTACGAATTATACCGCCTAACCCTGCTTGCAGGAAGGCATTCATAGTGGGCTCTTTACAACAAGGCCGCTCTGTCTGAGCGTTCTTCGGGACTGAGAAATACTCATTGCCCGGAACCAAACCAAGGAGATGTCCCGAGGGATCAGCCTCCCGCGATTCGGTCCAACAAGGACTGCTTGCAATCACAGCCCTCGCCACCCATTCAACTTCATGGGTAGAATCAGGGGTTGTCAGTAATTTATCGTATTCGGTAATGGCAACGCCACTGTTCGCAGTGGTCGATCCAGGCCCAAATCGCGATCTACTGAGCCACTCTTCAGGATTGGGTTCGAGCCCGATTACGCTGATCACAAACTCCCTGGCGACGTGAAATACGTCGCTGAAACAGGGCCCCTCGAAAGAGGATGATCGGCTTGCACGGATTCGAACATTAGCCTGAGAGCACTGGTCCTCAGCTTCTAGGAATTTGGCCAAAGCCTCCTTCTTAGGATCTAGTCCAGGAATTTTACACTCCAACTTGCGAAGGAGCGAAACCACCTGAGCATCGATTAAATATTCATCGGGTGATGAATA